AAGCTCTTAGAGATGCACCTGCAGCAAGTGCAATATCAAGTGCAGATACTATTGCAAAGCTCAAGGCAGCTTGGGATACATCTGTATTAGGTGACAGTCCATACGCATAAGGAGTAAGCTATGGCTCTAACTAGAGTTATAAATTCAGGCATAGGTGTTGCTGCATCTATTGCAGGAGAAGGTACAGCTACGACTAGTCTTCAGCAAGGGTTGGCTAAAGTGTGGGCAAATTTTGATGGAAGTGGAACACCTGCATTTAGAGATTCCCTTAATGCTGCATCAATAACAGATAATGGTACAGGAGACCAAACTGTTAATTTTACAAACAATATGAATAATGATGATTTTAGTAGAGTAACTGCTGCAGGAGAAAATGCAAATACTGGAGGCAATAGAGTGTCTGGATTAAGATTACCTAGCACAAGTTCTTATAGAATTATTACAATGAATACAAGTGCATCAGATGTTGATTGTCAAGATAATTGTAGTACAGTACATGGAGATTTAGCGTAATGGGATATATAGGCAAGTCACCCACCAATGGGGTAAGAAACAGATTTGTGTATCAGGCTACTGCAAGTCAAACAACTTTTAGTGGTAGTGATGCGAACTCTTTGACACTAACTTACACAGATAGTTTGTACATGGATGTGTATCAAAATGGTGTGTTACTCAAAGCAGGAACAGATTACACTGCAACAAGTGGTACGAGTGTTGTTCTTGCAACAGGTGCAAGTTTAAATGACGTAGTAGAGATGATTGTTTACGATGTGTTCTCTGTAAACGAAACCTACACTAAAACTGAATCAGATGACAGATATCCATTCTTAGGCAACAACAGTATTATCAGAACAAACGGACAGACTATAAGTGCAGACATAACAATCAGTTCTAGCACTAACGGATTATCAGCAGGTCCTATAACACAGAACGCAACTGTTACTGTTAATGGTTATTGGAGTATCGTATGACAAGTCAATTAAATGTAGATACAATTGTAGATAAAGCAGGTAGTGGTGGCACGAATGTTAAGATAGGTAATACTTCTAATTATGTATCTGATGGTGGTAGTGCTACACAAAACGCAGTTCAAGGTATGCTTAAATGTTGGTCTACTGTTGAAATGGACAATAGTAATAATATACCTGACAGTTTTAATTCTTCAGGAATTACCGATGGTGGAACAGGTACACCTCATTTTAGCTTTACAAATAATTTTGCATCAGCAGCATCATATGTATTTGCAGGTGCAGCAGAAGATGATTCTTTTTTAAGTGAACAAGGTGCTAAAACAGATGCAAGGTCAGACTCCTTGCAAACAGGTTTATTAAAAACAAGAAACAGAGGTCATAATCAAGCTGTAGTTGATGGTCATCACATTGTAATGGTAGCAGGAGATTTAGCATAATGGCTAGTGAACTTAAAGTAGATAAATTTACAGGTGTAACCACAGCAGGTTCTATTGATGTTACAGGTGAAGGCAATAGTACAACAACTAATCTGCAACAAGGGTTGGCTAAAGTTTGGTCAAATCAAAATAGTGGAACTGCTAATGATAGCTTTAACTCAAGTGGTATAACAGATAATGCAACTGGTGACTTTACAGTAAATTTTAGCAACGCAATGTCTAATGCTAATTATAGCTCTACTCTAGGTGGAGCAGATGCTAACAGTAATTCTACTGTTATTGTTGCTACAAATAACAATGCAGGATATGCAACAGGTTCTATAAATTATTTTGTTGTTAGTGACGATAGTGGTGCTCAAGATGTTGGACCTACTTCCTGCACAGTACACGGAGACTTAGCATAATGGCTAGTATATTAAGAGTAAACACATTAACAGATGCAAGTAGTAATAATAGTATTGCTATGAGTTTTGTGGCACAAGGCAGTGCTAAAGTTTGGGCAGATGTTACAGGTGTATCTACTGCTGCTATAAATGACTCCTTAAACACATCTGGTTTAACAGACAATGGAACTGGAGATTATACTATTGCATATACAAGTAATTTAGCAACAGGCAATTATTCAACTGTAGCAGAAGTTAATTTTACAACAGGTGGTGACGCACAGAATACAAGGGTTGTATCTATCGCAGCAGATAGTGTAAGAACATTAGGAACTAATACTGGAAACGCAAATGCAGCCGACTGTAGAAGATTATTTCAAGTATCACACGGAGACTTAGCATGAGTAAATCAGCAGACTTAGCAAGAGGTATTACTAATAATTTAATATCTTCTACAACGACATCTAATACTGCTAACGTAAGTATGACTGTTGGTAATTATGATAATTATCGTTTAGAAATAATTGGTCTAGTTCCTGTAACAGATGATGTAGATGCAAAGTTAGAATTTTCTACAGACTCAGGTAGCAGTTATATAAGTAGCAGTATATATGCTAGTTATTTAGCTTTTAGAATGGATTCTGCTAGTGTAGACAGTATAGCAAACGATAGCAATAATGCTGCTTTTTTAACTTTAGGACCTAATTTTGATGACACTGCAAATGTGGGTAGCACCTTAGAATTGTGGATGCCTAATTTAAGTAACAATGTTACAACAGGACAAAGACGAAACGGATGGTGGCATTATTCTGGCTACAGTAACGCAACAGGTATTCGTCATGTGTATGGTGGATTTCATATAACTAATACATCTGCATTTAATAATATAAAATTTTCATTCTCTTCAGGTAATATAGAAACTGGAGTATTTAATTTATATGGAGTACAATCAGTATGACTTATACACATAAAATGGTAGATGGTGTCAGAGTTGATTTAACCGATAAAGAGATAAAAGAATTACAAGTTCAAGATGTAGAATGGGAAAAAGGTAAATCTGAAAGGGGTTTGCTTCAACTTAGAAAAGAAAGAAACAGTTTATTGGCAGAAACAGATTGGATGTCTTTACCTGACGCACCAACAATGTCTGATGCTTGGAAAAAGTACAGACAAGAATTAAGAGATATTACAAAAACATATAAAAGTATGAATGACAAAGGTTTTACATTTCCAACAAAACCAACGGATGCTGAATAATGTTCGGTAACTCCTCTTTTGCTGAAGCCGCATTCTCAAATGTAGGAGGCGTTTTACAAGTTGCTACAGCAGAGATGAATGCTCTTGGTACGAGTTCTAGTGTAGGCTCTGGAACACTTGTTGGTGTCTCATCATTAAGTGGTAACTTTACCTCAACAATAGAAATAAGCACGATATCTAGTGGTAGCATAGACTTCAGTTCTCTGTTTACACAAACCACAGAAAACATAGCTATAGTTAACTTCACAGATGTTACTATGTCTAGCATCTTCACAAAAACAACTTCTGGCACAGCTATCTTCTCTGGTGTGTCTTCACAAGATTTAAATTTTACAAAAACAACTTCTGGAGATATACTGTATGTAGCTATTGTGCCAGACGCAAATGAGACTTATACTGAGATAACGCCAAGTGGCACAGAGACATGGACGGAGATAACACCGAGTGGTACAGAAACATACACAGAAATAAACGCATGAGGTTATAATGGCATCAACATATACGAGTAATACTGGAATAGAAAAAATAGGTTCTGGAGAACAAGCTGGAACTTGGGGTACAACGACCAATACAAACTTTGATATTATCGACAGAACTTTAAACGGAGTTGTTACCTTAACCATAAGTGGTAATACAACTTTGACCACGAGTGATGGTTCATTGTCCAACGGACATTACAAAGTATTACTATTGAGTGGATCTCCAAGCGGTGCATTTGATTTAACTTTTGACCCAAATGACCAACAAAAATGGTTTTTTATTAAAAACAGCACTGGTCAAACAGCTACCATAAAACAAGGTGGTGGTTCTGGATCCACTGTTACTATTGCCAATGGCACATCATCTATTGTGTTTGCAGATGGCACTGGTGCAAACTCTAACGTAAATTCTATACCTACAGATTTATTAGGAGATACAACCCCTCAACTTGGAGGTAACTTAGATACAAATGGAAATGCTATATTGTTTGGTTCTAGTAAATGGTCAATCGAATTAGATACTGGCGATAATGATTTACTTTTTAAATATGCTGGAACAACAGTATTTAAATTAGCTTCTAACGGAGCTGTAACATCAGCTAATAATGTAACAGCATTTGGAAGTCCATAATGGCCGCATTACAATCATCTGGAGCAATATCATTTCAAGATATTGAATCTGAGTACAATCCAGGCACTAACTTTCCAAGTAGAGCCTTAACTGAGTTTTATCTAGGTGGTTCTTTTGTTCGTGCAAACGCAGGTAATAATAGTTCTACAAACTTATCAGCAGGAG